CTTCCTTGTAGCTATACCCACGACCCAGCAACCAAAGGGCGGCGTACTTCAGGTGATTACTTGGTGCGCTTTTTGCCACGCTTCTTCTTCAGCTTACGCACTTCAGATGTAAGCTCCCGTACCTGAGCCTCCAACATGAAGACCCTAGTGGCTGTCTTCCTAGCTCGATCAGCCACCTCTACTAACTTGCTAGTAGTTGCAGCATCCTTCATGTTCAACCGTCTGTCGAGCAGTGTGTACACTGCATTGACGGTATCCTGCTTCCATTTGTTTATGCCTAACATTCATCTTCCCCTTGGTCATCCGCGTTGACCTTCACTTGGAAATAGACCATTGACTGCTGTGGAATGACTACCTCTCCAGCAGACCAATTAAACGCGTATGCGTTAGGCGCTTCCTTATACGAGACTGTATCACACTGAATGATTAGCTCCTTGTCACCAAGCAGTTTCACCTTCACTTCAAACTTAGTCATTAGATGTACCCCATTGTGTATAGAAAGTTATTGACCAGCACGGTACCTGCCGTAATAGCCAATACAAAAGCTAGCAAACCAAGACCAGCTCCAAGCGTAGACATGAAGTACTTCATACGCCTAGCTCCTCAGCACTCCGCTTGTTGATCTCACGCTTAATGTAGTATATGGCTTTCTCCATATCTTGAATAGATTTCCCCTTCAAATCCGCCCGCCATATGTACTTGAGAGCGTTCCCCATGTTGAATCCCATGTGCTCCGTTATCTGGATACATTCGATCCCCGATGGGTGACTCGTGTAGTGCGTAGGGTGATTGACCACATCCTCTTCCACAGGCGCATGGCTCAAGAGGTTCGGAAATGGGCCTCTCTCGAAGTCTGGTAGGTTCCTCTCTGTCTTGTCCCACCTGTCGTTCATCGTCTGCATTATCTCCTCCTGTCCAGTTAATAGGCTTTCGCTCTGCGTCCCATCGAGAATTGTAGCTTTCTCTGACACGGTTAAGTGCGGCATCTTCATTGAGCAACTCCTTGGTATCGGTTTCATAAGATTTCACATCCTCCCGCAGTGCAAGCAAGCTCGCTGCTGCCAGTCGTGTTGTCTCCATCTTCGTAAGCAGAAAGCTGAGACCAATTGATTTCAGGAAACGCGTTGTAAGCGGTGACATACTCCTCCTCCGTTATTTCTTGGTAGGGGGCTTGGGGGTAAATGTGTTCGTCTTTGGGGAGGAACGATACGCCGGAGAGGACGGCAAACTCTCTGTAGCACCATGCTCCAACTTCGAGCCACTCTTCTTCCGCAATATAGACGGTAATAGACGGTTTATGTTCACACCAATTCTCCTGATAAGTTTTCCAAAGTTCCAATTGTTGAATGGCTGTTACATCCTTGGTGAGTACTGCACCCTTTGGTGCCTCAACAGGGAACTTGAACAGTGCCATGTGTTGCTCTTGTCCACGGACATCCTCGTTAGGGACGCCCTGATCCTTCATGAACTGATAGAGCGGATCTTTTTTGTCACACCTGACAGTACGTATGTAATAGGGGCTAAAACGGCAATGAATGCCACTAGCACTATTAACAAGTTGACTAACAGTACCACTAGGCTTAACACAAGTAGTAGCCACACTAGGCGTAATACCCAGACGCTTACTCCATTTAACATTTGTCGCAATTACCTTCTCCTGTAGCTTGTTCAGGATGTTAGGCAAGGCCCAAGAGCCAGCGCCAGACATACCTGAGTGATCCATTATGCCAGTCAAACTTACTCCTAAGAGTCGTTCTTCCTCAGTGTTCGCCTTCCACTTGCGGGAAAGATATCTGAACTTGGTAAGGGTAGACTGGAGTGTTCCCAGAATGGCGGCGAGTTCTGCCTTGCGTTTGAGATCAGTGATGCTATCTCCTTTTCGTACAATGATCTCAGAGAGATTACAAAATTGCTTTGATCTGAGGATGATTTCGCTGCACGGATTAGTGCCAAAATCATGCTCCGCATCTCGTCTGCCATTACGGGCTGCAATTCTTTGAGCTGCCGGTCTACTGAAAATTCCTCGTTCACCAGATTTTGATTCATAAAGCGATGTCCACTCCTTTAAGAAAATACCCATGTCAGGAAGTTCTGTATAGCATACAGAATTGTTAGCAAGCTGTCTTTGAGGGTTGATAGTAAACCACTCTCCAGACTTTGCTTTGCGCATCCTTTCATCGGTGAGATTAGAAAGACTAATAAGAGCACTCCTACGTACTCCACCCACGACAACAATATCAGCAACCTTACATACCAAGTCGTGTGCTTCGATGCTGGAGAGCTTCCGGCCTTTGGCATGTCGGAATACCTCTATCGTGAATCTAAACAAATCTTCGAGAGGTTCTGGCCCTGAAGCCCTGCCTCCAAAAGTCTTGAGCCGCGCTCCTGCGGGTCGAACCTTAGACACATCCCATTTGGGGATTTTACCACCATACAGGAGGGAGATAAGCTCGCGATATGCAGTCGCCCATCCGATCTTGCTGTCTTGTACAACAATGGTCGTTGGTGTCTCATAGAAACGCTCCGCTACTGTGGGCAGGTTAGATACGTACTGACGTTCAACAGAGAACCCAACTCCTGTCCCACATAAGAGAACGTACATAATTTCATCGAAAGCGCGTGTGTCATCAACAGCACGGTAAGCACAATTGTACCCAGCAACATGGTCTCTCTCCAGTGCCGCTCCAGCAGTCATCATAGCCCGCATGGAGGGCATCACTTCACGGTTATAGATGGCAGTACGTAGCTTGTTCCAGATAGGTGAACGCTTTGGTATAGCTGTTGTCCTATCACGGAAGAAGTTTATGTACCGATCAACAGTCTCACCCCAGTTCTCACGCCGCCCAAGGTCGTCCCTATAGCGAGCGTATTTCGACTGGTGGATGAATGTTTCATAATCTTCCATTGGCTTTTATCAACTCCACTAGGTTAAGGATATGCAGAAAGGTGTCGGTTCTGCTCCTAAGAGTAATTACTGCAACAAGGGAGGACAGTCCATCACGGCATGAGCAGGAATGTACCTTACATCATCAGTCATAGTGTTGAACCACGTAATGATCTGTGAGTACAGCTCTTCCTTCGGAATCTCACCAGCCTCGTCCATATGGATGAATGCCATGAAGGCAAGCTGTATCAGCTCGACTCCGGACAGACCATCCAATGAACCGTCCACTACCTCGTTGATAGTGGGCAGCTTAGCCTCACCCACCGATCAGTGTCCGAATCTTACCAGCAACCACGTCAGCACGACGAGACTCCATCAGAGCCTTACCTGCATCAAGACCTGCCTGTGTGGCAATCTCATTGTATTCGTCAGCTTCTGTGTTCTTCTTCGCTGCGAGAGCCTCAAGCTGGTCGATGTTCTTGGTGAATGAACTTAGGATTTTATCTACTGTAGTATTAAACATTGTAAAGCTCCTATGCTATGAATAGTAAAACGAAAGTGAATGAAAGTGCTAGTGTTATCTTAGTAGTACTCATTATCTATCTCCTCTGTAGTTTTCAGGGTCTTTAGAGAACTTCTGGTAGGATTTCTCCATGTCATCGTCCCATCCTTTAGGGAGCATACAGAAAAGTGTACGCATGTAGCGTACCAGCTTCTCCTTTAAGGACTCTCCTTCGTATAAGTTCATCCGTACCTCCTCTTCAGATAATCCAACGAGACAAACATCGGGTCATATTGTCCGTCACATACTTCATGTTTAAAGACGATTCCGCGCCAATACTGAGTGCCTTGTGGAGAAAGATATTCCTCTTCATGAGTGTAACAACTCCCTGCTATGATTCCATAGAGGCGCTTGGTGCCTGTCTGGTAGAGGTTGAAGTCAAGTCCCTGCAAGTGGCCGCTTGTGCATGATTGCATTTCGCGCTTAACTTGCGTTGACGCAGTAGGACTTCCTCTGCGATTCTGTAGCACCCGCCCATTAGCTGAACGGGGGAAAAAGTGGCTGTATAGAATGCCGTCAATATCGACGGTTTCGAGAAACGCATGAACAGTCCATCCTGCTTCTTCATATCCTAAATCCTCAATCCCAATGGTTCCTTCCAGTACGGCATCGTTGTCCACAGCCCGCTGAATACGATACTCGTGGTTGCCCAAGATCATATGCATCTCGGGATGGTACTGCTTCATCTTCTGCTTAGAGCGCAGTTCGTTGTACTCGTGGAGAGGAGCCAGTAGGATGCCCATTGCCTTCTTGGCTGCATCAATGTCGATCTTGTACCGACGACCCTCGAAACCCTTCGTACCACGATCATAGCTGCTCAGGCTAGGCATGTCAGCGAAGTCACCTAGACATATCAGCACGTCTGGCTGTTTGTCAACTAGGTACTTACCAACATGACGCAGATGCTTTGTACCTACACCCTGCTTAGTCTGCACATCAGGTATGACCATGTGTGTGCGCAGTTTCTTACGTTTACTCATAATTGCTCCTAAGAGTTAATTGCACATTCTGCCTTTGCCACCCAAGAATATCTCACTACACGGATTCTTAATTGACGTCATATAAGGCTCGCGGGTTTGATCATCAGTGGCAAGGTCAAAGGCGGTTTTACCGTAGGGTGGAGGCATCGGCTTTTCCAACACGAGTACCTCCTCCAAATCCTTAAGGGCAGTGACCGAAGCTCTCGACAGTCCAGCTATCTCTAGATGATGCTGGCTGATCTGTGCTCTTAAGAGTTCCTTCTTCCGGCTGATTGAGATCATCTCAAAGCCTCTCTTCCTCTTCCACTTACTCATGACGTTAGCCTCTCAAGGCGATCAAGTTCCTGCATCATACCCGCTACCCGATCTGAGAGTGTCTCGATGTGCTTGTCACGCATCTCTTGGCTTAGAGTTGCACCTCGCTCCTCCGCTTCCTTGATGTACTCCCTCTCAGCATCAGTCATTTTAATGTCCATTTCCTCATCCTCAAAAGAGTTAGTATAATGCTTCCCGTACCACTTGTTGATTCCGGGCCACATATCCTTAGACATCCCAGATTTCCCTGTACGTCTACCAGCCATGAACACGTTGTCCATAACCTTTTTCTTAGTCTCAGCCATAGCGGCACGAAGTCCATCTAGCCTATCCTTGGCTATCTTGTCTAGCTCAGCATCCGAGAGCGAGTTTGCATTCTGCGACGGAGTAGTATCGGATGCCATGTTTTTCACACCAGCCTCCATGCGTGAGTTTAGCTCCTTTCCTAACGGGCTTATTTGGGTTTGAGAAGATGAACACAAGCTCTCTGCACTCATTCTGTAACTCCTCGTTGATTGCCAGATACTTCCTCTGGTCTCCGGGTCTGAAGTAGCCTTTGACTTCCACAACCAGAAGATCCTTAGTGAAGTCAGGAGTATAAGTGTGAGCGACCTTGTACTTCACCCTAGTCTTCTCGTACTTCCAATCTACTCCTAAGAGTGGAGCTACCTTAGCTTCGAGTTTACTCCGAAACTTTGGCATCATCCTGTTCCTCGATGTAATCAAGTATCTCATGATACCGATTATCCAGCTCGTCCTGTGCTACACTAACTGCTGTCTTAATCGTATCAAGCTCAGCGAGCGCCTTCATGTAATCTTTCTCCAAAGCTGCTGCATCACCCTGCGCGGCACCCATTGTGTAGTAGAACCAAAGGTTGTCTGTTCCATCTCCAATGGTGAGATCAATAGTAGCGTACCCTTTAATAAGCTCTGACCGAACAGCGACATAGCCATTACTATCTTCATTGATGAAGCGTCTAAATGATAATACTGATTCACTCATAATCATATCCCTTACTCTGGTGGTTGCCATAATTGACCTATCTCCCGCTGTATCCACAAGAGCCTAGCATTCTCTATGAGAGCATCCATAGGACGTTCATAGGCGCTATTCTCGTAGGCACATACGCATTTCCAATACATATCAAACTCTGTGACTGCTCCTGAGAGAATCTTCTCAGCCTTCTTTGGGCCTATGCCGGGGAGACCCTGAATGTTGTCAGTGGTATCTCCTGTCAGCAGTTGCTTGTAGAAGAAGTAGATAGCGTCAGGTACAGATATCTCAAAGAACTGATCCTTCTGCCAGTTGTAGTGGAAGCCGGGTATCATGTTCAGGTCTTTGTCGATTGTCGCTATGCAACTCGTAGCGTCCTGTTCAATACCCAAAGCATCGTCAGCCTCGTACCCATTGGTAGTTAATGCTCCCCAATGTGAGCGCAGATACTCTCTGATATCCTCATAGTGCAATGGCTTGGGCTGAACCCTATTGCCCTTGTAAGGCTTGATCGTAGCTGCCGCTATACGGAAGTTAGGGTCATACCCATCCTTTGCGCTTCCCGTTAGGAATACCAACAGATCGGCATTAGGCATCTTGCGCTTTACTCCTAAGAGCAAATTCTTCGTGAGTCGCAGGGCGTGAGATACTGGTTCTGCTTCTGTACGTTTGAATATATCCATTGTGGCCCCAAGTCCCTTGACATGGGCCTTCGCCTGCCCTAAGGTCGCATGAACCTCTCCATCCTCAGTATCGTAAGTTGAGGTCTCCGAAGCAAACCCCATCTGATAGGGCAATATATCACCGTCTAGGAGTATCCTATTAATCGTTGCCATTGTCTACCCCGTTGTGTATAGTTTGCCGTCATCCCCTACCCGGTAGCGCCACACTTCATGGCAGTGATCTTCTACTGTCCCTTCCATGTGATAATGGAGAACCTTACGCTCTATTGCCGGACACTTCTCATAGCGACCCTCTCCAGTGGAGCGGTGCTTTACTACCAGTACTTTATGTGGTTGTGTCATATTAAGCCTCTCGTAGTGCGTTGTCTAGTTTATCCTGCAAATCTGCCATCTTCTTTCTCTGTCTAATGTAAAACTCAAGATTAGTAGTATGGAACGCTAGCAACCTAGCTATACACGCATCAGCTGTCTCCCCCTTACGACGTTTTAGTCCAGAATCCAAAGACATATTAAGCCTCTCTGCATACTTGATACTGATGAATGATTAATCCATCTCGATGTACTGATGGGTCGTTTTGCCTGTTCCAATTTAACCCTCCGGCATCGTAGATGATGTCTCGGGAGCACTCTAGATAGTACCTAGTGAACCCCGGCCCAAAGGCCGCACTGGGATAAACCAGCGCAGCCGACAGGACAAGTGCCTTAAGCGTTCGGGTCAGGGTTGCCCGCATCCTGATACATCTCCTTAGCCGCTGCCGCGTCTGAGTCGCCACAAGCATAGGACTCAAACTCACGAGCGAGAGCTATAACAGCGTCGGTAGTGACGATAGTAGAGTCCATGTTGCCGTTGTGCTCAGCTACTCTAGTGGCATGAGCCAGTGCATTCTGACGGACAATGACTCGACCGGGATCAAGGGCATCCATAGGAAAGGCACGACCACCACGAGGAGCGCCAGACTGCTTGCTGGTCATCTCTGGAGGAGGAGCTTTCTCTGTCACAGCGATACCAGTGACATCCTCATAGCCCTTTGCATT